GACAAGGGACAGCTAGAGCTTATGGCTTTGGCTACCTTCAAGCACTATCCTGAAGTAGAGACTGTTCGGGCTGGATTACTGTTTGTGGTGAGTGAAGATCTTATTAAAGACCGATACACCATAGAAGATGAAAAGAAGTTATGGGCTAAGCGGCTGGGTAAGTACAGCGACATGGACGTAGCCTTTAAGAATGACAAGTGGGTTCCTAATCCTAGCGGGTTGTGCAAGGCATGGTGCCCTGTATTAGAGTGCTCACATAACGGAAGAAACTAATGCCGTATAAGAACAAAGCAGATCGTAAGAAGCAGAAGAACCCACCAGTGGGTAGTCCAGCGCACGAAGCACGCATGGAGAGACAACGTGCTAGACGAGCTATGGATAAGGCTGGGCGGGATGCTAATAACAATGGCAGAGCTGACAAGCGTGAAGGCAAAGATGTCAGCCACAATAAGATGTTAAGTAAGGGTGGCAGCAATGCAGATGGCTACAGAGTAGAAAGTAGCAGTGCCAACCGTAGTCGCAATGGTAAGAGACCAAAGCGCAGGACAGTTTAGTACGACCCAGCCCCTCTCTTTTGGGTGTCCACCACGCGCCGTCCGTGGGTACGAAGACGGCATTATTTAGACCCACAGGTTGTTATGTACCTGTGTAGTGGCACGTTCCCGTCCGTGTGGTCGAAGGCGGGGCTAATTTAGTTTGCGTGTTGGGGAGACCCCCTTCACGCCTTTTTGCGTGGAGCGCATAAATGCAGATAGTAGATAACAGAGCAGTATTACTCAAACTTAGGAACCCAGCGAAGGTGACGCAGATCATTCCTAAGAGTAAAGAGTTGTCTGATAACAGAGTGGTAGTTAACTGGGGCGTAGAAGAAGCCCGTGTGTTAAAGAACTTAAATATAAACATACCTTCCCCGATACGTTCTAGGTACGAGTGGACAGGTAAGTACGAACCTATGAAGCACCAGAGAACAACTTCTGAGTTCTTTACGTTGCACAAACGCGGGTTCTGCTTTAACGAGCAGGGTACGGGCAAGACCGCCAGTGCTATATGGTCTGCGGACTACCTGCTGAATGAGGGCCACATCAACCGTGTATTAGTGATATGCCCTTTGTCTATCATGCACTCGGCGTGGGTAGACGATCTGTTTACTTTTGCCATGCACCGTACAGTAGATGTTGCGTATGGCCCCGCCCCCAAGCGTAGAGAGATCATAGAACGTGGCGCAGAGTTCGTGGTCATTAACTACGACGGTGTAGAGATAGTAGCTGACACCATAGCCAACGGCGGGTTTGATCTAATTATTGTAGATGAAGCTACCCACTACAAGAACCCACAGACGAAGCGATGGAAGACCCTTAACAAGTTATTAAATTCAGATACGTGGCTGTGGATGATGACCGGCACACCAGCAGCGCAAAGTCCGTTGGATGCCTATGGTCTGGCTAAACTTGTTAACCCTAATTCAGTGCCACGGTTCTTCAGTGCGTTCAGAGATCAGGTCATGTACAAGGTGACTAACTTCAAGTGGGCGCAGAAAGATACGGCAACCGATACCGTGTATAACGCACTTCAACCTGCCATACGGTTCACCAAGGAAGAGTGCCTAGACCTACCGGACATGGTTTATGTAAAGCGAGAAGTAGAACTTACCCGACAACAGACTAAGTACTACAAAGAACTTAAAAATAAAATGGTCATGCAAGCTGCGGGAGAGCAGATAACCGCCGTAAACGCAGCGGTAGGTATGAACAAGCTGTTACAAATATCAGCCGGTGCTGTCTACACCGATGACGGAGGCTCTTTAGAGTTTGATATTAAGCACAGGTACAAGGTGCTGCGCGAAGTCATAGACGAATCGAGTAAGAAGGTACTTGTGTTCGTACCGTTCAAGCACGTTATAGACATACTATCTGAGAAATTAACGGCTGATGGTATATCCACTAGCATAATTCGCGGCGATGTGTCGGGCGCAAGACGTACCGAAATATTCAAACAGTTTCAGCAGACAGACACACCACAAGTTCTTGTCATACAACCGCAAGCCGCTGCCCACGGGGTTACGTTAACCGCTGCGAATACAGTGGTGTGGTGGGGGCCGACCAGTTCTTTAGAGACGTACGCACAAGCTAATGCCCGTGTTCACAGGAAGGGGCAAGACCATAAGTGTACGGTGGTACAGCTACAAGGTTCAGCAGTAGAGAAGCGAGTGTACTCACTATTAGATAATAGAATTGACGTACATACAAAAATGATAGATCTATACAACGAAATACTTGATTAAGTCATTACTTGCCACTATAGTATCTTATAAGGTATATGGAGAACCTAAATGACTGATACTGAGCAAGGTATGTTGACTAAGCTGACTAGAACATACATTAAAATCAGAGATAAGCGTAACGAAGTTAAAGCTGCTTTTGATGAAGAGTATGAACGGTTGAGTGAACAGCAAGACCTTATAAAGCAAAAACTCATGGATCACTGTAAAGAGCATGGGGTGGAGAGTGTAAAGACAGGCGCAGGTTTGTTTTACCGCACCACAAAAACTAAGTACTGGACGGACGACTGGGAGCAGATGCACAAGTTTATTCTTGAACATGAAGTACCTGAGTTACTAGAACGCCGTGTTTCGCAGAAAGCTATAGCGCAATACTTAGAAGAGAACCCAGATAAGTTACCCAAGGGACTCAACAGTGTTACCGAATACACAATAAATGTGAGGAAGAAGTAGTGGAACTAGAACCCTATGTGGAAATAGAAGATGTAGCAAAGCACCTGCGGGTGTCTGTGTCTACGGTCAGAGCGTGGTTGAGGCAAAGCAAGATACCTAACAACACGTACGTCAAGATAGGTAAGACCTATAGGTTTAAGTTATCAGCCGTAGACTCTGCTTTATTAAATTCTGCAACAGATAGAGCAGCGGATACGATGGACTTCGATGCCATTGCTGATGTAATGTCTGAATTCGAGGATCAATAATGTCTGAAGGTACTTTTAGGCGTATCAGTATTAGAGGTGGAGAGTTCCGCAAAGTAATTAAAGGGGACGAACGCCTTATAGAATCAGATACCTTAGACGTAGTTATAGTCAATGCCGCAGGTGTAGGGCGTATGTTCTACAACAACGAGTACGATGCTAATAAGTCGTCATCTCCAATCTGTTGGTCATCTGATACTACTGTACCTGATCCAGAAGTCCCCGAAGAAACTAGGCAGTCTGGGCGGTGCATGGACTGTACGCAGAATATAAAAGGCTCTGGTAATGGTAATGCCCGTGCCTGTAAGTTTTCTCAGCGGATAGCTATCACCTTAGATGGCGAACCCAATGAGATTTACCAAATGCAACTCCCCGCAAATGCTTTGTTTGGAGGGGCAGCGCGAGGGTGGATGAGTATGCAAGACTATGCAAAACATCTTGCTAAACATGACACCTCCGTCATAACCGTAGTCACCAAGATACAATTTGAGGATGACGGTTATATCCCAAAACTTCGGTTTAGACCTGTAAGGGTACTCAAGCCAGAAGAGCTAGAAGAGGCCGTGGAAATGAGCGAGCACTCAGATACTGCACGGGCGTTGGCTATGTTACCCCCACCAAAAAGTTGGGATAACGAGTCGCCGTTTGGCGTGGTAGAAGGGTTTGTTTACGACACGACAATTTAATTTAGGAGAACTAAAAATGAGCGAAGTCTCAATGACCTACATGTTAAATGATGTAGAAGCGATGTACCCCAAGCTGAATAGAACCTACAAGTTCGATAATAAAGAACAGCGTAGTGTCCCTTGCGAACCTTTGGATGACGGTTCGGAATATTCAGTTAATTTCCGCATGTCCCAAGAACAAGCTAAGAATCTATTCAAGGCTATGTCTGCGGCTTATAAAGCCAAGAGAGAAGATAACTGGCCTGAGAAGATTGAAATACCGTTTAAGAAAGAGGAAGACGGTACGTTTACCCACAAAGCCAAGTTGAAGGGTGCGTACGGTAAGGATGTCACCCGTGCCCCTATGCAGGTAGATTCCAAAAATGTGAAGTTGGGCGGCGATTTCTTGTTGACCACAGGTAGCACGATCAACATTAACATGGCCCTAAACCCGTATACTGGGTCTATGGGTACAGGCGTATCTCTACGTTTGAAGGCTGTGCAAGTTACCACTTACAAGCCTATGGAAAACACCTCTCCGTTTGGTGTAGTAGAAGGCGGTTTCACCGCTGAAGCTGCTGAAGATGTAAGTCCGTTTGGAGAAGTTGCTGCTTCTGTTGCTCCTCCTACCCCACCTGCTGCCGTAGCTGATGAGGATGATTGGGGAGATGATACTGCCGAATCTCCGGTAGCTGAACCGAAGAAAGTTGTTAAGAAGTCCGCACCAGCCAAAGTTGAAAAAGACGAATTGGCTGACGTACTAGCGGATTGGGATGACTAACCGCTAACAACTCACCCCGTGGCTAGGATTTCCGAAGAGGGTGTTTCAGCACCCCTGCCACGGTGCCTCTCGGTTTTGGATAAATAAGTATGGATACAAATACATTTTTGAGAAAGGCAGTTAGTGATGAGGGTCTCTACTGCATGTTTATTTCTCGTATATCAGATCAACGGCGAGTTCAAAAATTTTATGATTCTTTAGATGAATTAGCAGCAGATGCAAAGCAATTTGATGATGATGGGTTCGATGTATATTTCGCCCTCGCTTCTTTTGCTGAAAGTGGTTCACGAAAAGTAGACAACGCTAAACTTCTTAAAGCGTTCTTCTTAGATTTAGATTGTGGGCCAAGTAAAGATTTCGTAGATCAGAGAGCGGCTTTAGACGCACTGCGTACGTTCTGCTCGGTTACTAAACTACCCAAGCCCTATATAGTTAACTCTGGGCGTGGCGTACATACCTATTGGTTCTTGCAAGAAGCGGTCTCCAAAGATGATTGGGTTCCGGTTGCTGAACAGTTAAAGAAGTTATGTAAAGAACACGGGTTCTTAGCTGACCCTGCGGTGACAGCGGATGCGGCTAGGGTATTACGTGTAGTAGGTACTCACAATCACAAGTCATCTCCTCCTTCACCAGTACTAGGTATAGGGGTTAACCCACCCCCAGCGGTAGATTTTGATAAGTTTGCCACCCTGCTAGGTATAGACGAGATACC